ATTGACAAGCATAAAAACCAAGATCCCCAAAGCATTGCGTAACAAAGTACTTCTGCTTTTTGGTGGACCTTTTTAAATATGCCGGATTTATCTATAATCGTTAGTGCTATCGTTCTCATTTCCTTTCTGTTCTCAGTCTGTTTATGAAATTGGAGCGATTGCAAATACACTTGACACAAAAATGGTTATCAAGGTTAATAATTCTGCGTGTTCACGAAACTTGTTCATTTGTCTCTTGCTCATTGCTAATGCTCCAGTCAACAATCTCCCTTACACTTCGCAATGCACCGTATAAGTTGTCGGATGTCTGGATAGACATTGACAACCATATTGTGAATAAACTTCTTATCATGATGGGAGGTTGATATATTTCTAGTTTATAATATGTTATATGCGGTATTTATACACATGCATTTGAAACACCTAGATTATAGGCCTTTTTTGGATTATTTGGTATTTTAGTGTATATTAAAAATCGAAATTAAATCGATTTACAGGTTTTGCACCTGTGTCTTTTACCATTTTGGAATATTGAAAGTACAAATCATGAATAGTTTTTGGCATTATTATATTTCTACCTAAAACTCTTTTACGTTTATTTGTCTTTATTCTCATTCTTACTGTATCGATTCCTTGATCCCACATAGGATACCTGTATAATGTATCGAATTTATTATATTCACCGCTCTCTGATGCTAATATTCTTTTTAAAGATTCAAATCCTGTGGTGCCTGCCTTTTGAGGGACAAGGCCTTCTATAATATTATTATACCATTGATACTTAAAAATGTAATCATCAGTTAAAAAAGGACTTCCTGCCTTACTTATGGAGTTAGACGATTTGACTCTTCTGATATCATTATCTATATAAATTTTATGTTTATTAACTACCTCTATATTGTTTTTAAAACCAGCATATACTAGCTCAGGACTATGATAATACATATCTCTTAAACATAAAATATTCTTTGATTTACAAAATAAATAATAGGGTGCTAAAATATCTTGATAAAAAGAATCATTATTTCTAAATTTATTTTCTTTTTTATCTAGTAGAGTATATTTAAACAAAGGTGGATCACCACCCATTAAAATATTTTTAATTTTATATTCCGATTGTAATAGATCTAACCAATATAGATGTACTGATAGTTGAGGACTAGTATTCCCATATTCTTTACCATATTTAAAATGTTGGTTTGTATCAAAAAATGTTTTTAAATTTATATCAATTACATTTAATTTAATATTATTTTTATCTGACATATATTCTGCCATATATACATCTTCTGCATTACAAATAGTATTGTCCCAGAATGTTCTGTATGTATATGCAGTTATATCTTTTTTTAATTCTTTGGCTACTAATAAACTAAATTGGCTATCTATACCACCACTTAGAGATATATTTATTTTATCCAAATCTTTAAGTAGTTCAGCAGTACCTCCTAAAATAGACTTACTTGTTTTTGTTGCATATAATTTTACATAATGTCCTGGAGACGTATCTATCTCTAGACCTGGTTGTTCACCTAACTGTACAAAAGTTTCCATAAAAAAATAAAAATCCTATTAATTTGATAAATACATATAGTAAATAGTTATCAAAAACTTAACAATTTGGAGAATCATAATGGCTGTATATATTGTAGCATTAGATAGTGGAACACATGCAGACGCAACTGCGGCTCAAAATGCTATCACAGGCGCAGGCGCAACGATTACGGAAACGTACTCATTTAACTTAACATATAAAATAGATTGTACTGCAGATCAACTTGCCGCTATAGCAGGTGTCTCACATAGTTCATTAGAAAGTGCAACAGAAACTATAACAGTAAACTATTCAACAGACCATTTGAAACATATGGCTAACCCTTACAATAATAGTTTAGCAAGGGCATACAGTCCACAATACGACGGAACTGGTTCTCATATATATCTTTTAGATACTGGTATTAATGCAACACATACAGAATTTTCTAGTGCTAATATTATAAACTTACATAGTAATTTTCAGACAGACGGTAATCCAGATTATACTGATGCTACCGGACATGGTACAGCAATGGCTAGTTTGATTAATGGTGGTAATGTAGGTGTTTCACCAAGTGCAAGTGTTTATAATATAAAATTTAGTAATACTAATTCTGGTTCGGTATCTGTTGGAGATATCTTAACTTCCATGAATGTTGCTTTGTCCCATCATAATACAAATACTCCTTCTACAGTTAAGGCAGTATGTATGCCTTGGACTACAGCAAAAAATAGTTTAATAGATGCAAAATTACAAGAATTAGAATCACATAATATGATTGTTATCTGTTCAGCAGGTAATAATGCCGCTGATGTAGATAGTTATTCTCCAGCAGGTTTAGATCAAGTTATGACAGTTGGTGCATATAACAATAGTTACCAAGTAGGTGCCTTTGGTGCTGATGCAACATGGTCAGGCGGAAGTACAGGGTGTAATTTAGGTGAAGAAGTTGATATTTATGCTCTAGGTACTAACGTTAGTATCGCTGATAGCAGTAATGTTAGTAATTATAATACAGCATACGGAACTAGTGCTCCTACAGCCATTGTAGCCGGATTATCTGCACAATATGTTCAACAATCTCCAACAGCAACAGCAACACAAATAAAATCTTTTATTGTGGCAGAGGGAAGTCATAGACATAGAGGAGCAAATATTACATTTGATGCTAATCTAATTACAGCAACTGGCGCCAATGCTAGTTTACTTAAGAAGTCTATTGCATGGAGCCCTCAAACTACTGCTATAGAACTAGCCTCATCTCCTTCTGGTACAATTATTACTGTGGAGCAAGGACAAACAGGTTCTGTAAATGTAGGTTTAAATTCAGATGCGGCAAATGTTACTGTACTAGGGTTTAGTCCTGTACCACCTTTTGCAACGTTCAATACTTCTACAGGTGTTTGTGCTGTTGATACAACTTCTAATATGACAGGTGTTACAGTACCAGGTAAATACCACTTTGCAATAAGAGGTGATGTTAGTGGTGTAACCAGAGTTGAAGAATATACTGTAGGTGTTTATGCAGTAGGCGGTTCAGAAACTGATCTAGATGCGGCACCAGAATATTACTATGATGGTACTAATTTTGACCAAGTGGTTAACTTTACCTCAGGTAAAGAATAATCATTCTTAACTAATAATTAAATAAGATCAAATAAATAGAGATATGAATAATATCTTTATTGATCTTACGTCTAAAAATAATCAATATATTTGTGTAGAAGAACAAGGTTCTTGGTTATTTCATAGATTCGGAAAAAGACTTTTTAAAGAAGAAGAGTTAGATTTTGATTTACTTAAACAATATATTAAAAAACAATCTCCAAAACAAATAACTCTTTATAGTATTTTAGGTGACCCAATGGAATACTCTAGAATATTAGATTTATTACATTTTTGCAGAAGATCAGACATAGTTGTAAATATTAATACTAATGGGTTTAGCAAAAAGATAGAAAAGACTCTAGCACACAATATAGAGTTCTGCTTCAAGATATATGGATATAAAGAGACTTTAAATATAACAATACCTGATGCAAGTAAGTTCTTATTTAAAAATCTAAACTTAGATTTTAAAGTAAAACCAAGAATACAATACATGCTATATCAACATAATCTATCAGACGTTAAACACGTTATAGAACTATGTAAAGAAAAAGGTTATACATTAGAAATACATCCTGGTGTTTGTGTTTACAACAACCTTAATCATATTATTTCTGAAGATGGAGAATGGCTTTACGATATACATGGAATAGAGGAATATAAACTAGACTGTTTTTATAAGCCTTACACAGAATTTCAAGATCTTAAAGATATATTTTCAAAATTTGAAGAGATTAAACATAGACGAGTAAAAACAATGGAAGGCTGGCATCTATTAAAAAATTATGTAAGTGATGAAGGAGTAAGTATTTTAGATACACCATTACCCGATATAAACTCAGAAGAAGAATTTAATCAAATAAAATGTATATCCTATAAGGGACATATTTTTAATAGCATAGAAGAATTAACTGCTATAACTAATGCTTATGTACCAGATTGGACAGCAGAAAAATTTGATCGGAGAGTAAGGTATAATGACACATTTGTTATAAACATTTATAATATATTATGTGAATTTGCAAATAGTGATAAAGATACTATAGAGTCTTTGTTATAGATATATCCGATATATTATTACAAAAATCAAACGGACATACAGTCTTTTTTTCAGGCAACTCCCAATCTTCATTTGATATATTACCAAATGTTTTTGCACCACACCAACTACTATATATCTCGCCACTAGCATCTATATTTAAACTTTCAAATCCTAAGTGACACCTAAGTCCTCTAAATGTATTTAAACCTTTATCTATAATCTGATGACCTTGCACATATTCTGTTGTTCCGTCATCATATAAAAATTCTGTCATAAATGCATTTGGATCAGGAGCAGTAAAATTATCTTCTACATTTGATTCTCTTCTTGTTTCTTGTTGTTTAATTCCTGGTCTTTCTAAGACGTTTCTTTCCTGATCTGTATATTCCCAGTATGTTTTTTGCTTACTATGACGTCCTAAGAGCTTCTGATACATAGTTTTTACACATATACTTACATGATTATAGTTGTTTAATTCACAGTTTATAAATAAATTTCTCAACTCTTCAACAAAATAACCTAATTCTTCTACCTGCCCGCCGATGCCTGCAATGTTAATATCTATAAAAACATCTTCTTTTATTTCGTTTACAACATCTATAAAATGTTGTTTATCTTGTGATAACGGATGAAACGTCAGTACTACTGCATTCATATATTTTTTAGCCTTTGACCACCATTTAACTGTTCTACTTGCGTTTGTATAAACTGTGCTATTAGTATTATACTCACTTATTGTTCTTATTATATCCTCAAATCCAGGTATAACTGTAACTTCTCCGCCTATTAATTCATAATCAATACGTTTACCTAAACTGTTATAATACGTAGAAAACCTTTTAATAGCATCTATATACTGGTCTTTACTTAACCATGACTTACTGCCATCGTGTAATTGTGGGGGACAATATTCACATTCGTAATTACAAGAATTACCCATGTTCCATTGTATTCTAATGTAATTGTTATCGTTTCTGGCGTGAGGGCCTTTTACAGAGACCAGCTCTGGCATTAGAAGCCTGCAAAAACAGTCGCTGACCCAAATATAATTGGATGTCCACATGTAGTTGCACTACCTACAAGTGTTATAGGTTTGCCTTCTGCAAATACTGTCGTAGAACCATTTGTGACAAAGGATGTAGCATGAGGTGGTTCACCGTGAGGAGCAACTTGATCGCCGGTAATACTTATAGGCATACCTTCTACAAAAACTGACTTGGCTCCTGTATTAATTATCAAGGCACAATCTGTACCACTAGCGAATATTCCACATGTATTTGGCATATAAGTATTTATCTACTTTTTACTTATCGTCTACGATCTTAAGATAGTCTTCAGCACTTTCTTCTATAGTTTCATTTACAGATAATACCTTATCTATAGTAAATGATATTTGTTCTGTTTTAGATGTAAATGTAAAAGGAACTACAGCAATAGAGTTATCTTCGTTGTTACCTGAATTACCTAATACCACCATTCTAGGATGTGTAAGCACAATTAAATCATTATCGTCATTTGTAGCAATCATCTTACCTATTATCTCTAATCCTGTTAGAGTTTTTATTGTAACTACTTTTCCTATTAATTTTTTTAGTTCTATTATCATAAACTGAAGCCTTTAAATGTGTTTCCATCTACGTCTTGCTTTGTTCCGCCTATAACGTAAGATGATATTTCTGTCTCTTGTGGTGCAACCTGTACAGAACTACCTGTTATCCATTGTTGTGTCCAAGGTAAAGGATTACTACCACTATTATATACCTTTTCTAAGCCTACGGCGTGCATTCTTTTGGCCGCAATAAACTCAACATATTGTTTTAGTAGTTCGGCGTTAAGTCCTATTATACTGCCGTCTTTAAACAAGTAATCTGCCCATGCCTTTTCCTGTTCAACAGCATCTATGAACATCTGTTTACATTCTTCTGCACATTCTTTCTGTATCTTTGCAAAGTCCTTGTCCTCCTGGGGCAAAAACTTCAACATCTGCTGTGTACTTGCTAGGTGTACATTTTCATCTCTAGCAATTAACTTAATAATTTTTGCATTGCCTTCCATCTTTTTAACTTCAGCAAACGCCCAACTACAAGCAAATGAAACATAAAAACGTACACCTTCTAGGATGTTTACGCTCATTAAACATTTATATATACGTTTCTTATGCTCATATATGTCGTATTTCTTACTGCCTGTATCTCTGAGTAGATTATATTCTATCAGTTTATCATAGTTTTCTGTAATACTATCTGCACAATCACATATTTCTTTAATGTCTAACATTTCATCAAACACTTTACTAGGGTTTGCATACACATTTCTAATAATGTGTGTATAACTTCTGCTATGTATAGTTTCTGAAAATGCCCATGTCTCTATCCAGGTTTCTAGTTCTGGTAGGCTTACTATAGGTAGGAAAGCAATATTAGGTGAGCGACCTTGTACACTATCCAATAGTATTTGTCTCTTTAAATTAGAAGTAAAAATATGTTGCTCATGATCTGATAAGTTTTTGAAATCTGTTGCATCTTTAAGTATATCTACTTCTTCTGGTCGCCAAAAGAATCCTAACTGTTTATCAGTTAGTTTATCAAACTGTTTGTATTTAAGTGTATCATATCTTTGTACTACAGGCCCTCCTGTTGGATCTAAGAACATTTTTACTTTGGTATGATCTACTCTATTTTTTGTATTTAAAACTGTCATTATATTTTACAACTCTCGCAATCGTCTTCGTCTACTTCACTTATAGCAAGTTGGCCAGTAGCATCGTCTTTGTTTATATCTATTTCACCTTGTCCGTCATATGTGTTATTATAATACAACTGTTTGCCGCCATATTTATAGAACATTAGAATATCCTGTATCAATACACTCATTGGTACTTTTTCATCTTCATAGTGTTCTGGATTGTATGATGTATTTACCGAAATTCCTTGATCTATGTACTTTTGTAGGACCGCCATTATTTTTAAATACCCTTGTGGAGACTTTTGGTCCCACAGTAAATCATATTTATTTTTGTAATATGGATATCCAGGTACTACTTGTTTTAACACACCATGTTTGCTTTGCTTAATACTTACATAACTACGTGGTGGTTCTATACCGTTTGTGCTGTTACTGATCTGTGCTGATGTTTCAGCAGGCATTAGTGCCATTAGTGTTGAGTTACGGATACCTGTATCTTTTAATTGTTTACGCAATCCCTTCCAATCCTGCCTTTCTTTATGCTTAACTAATTCGTCTACTTCTTTCTTGTATGTTTGATTAGGCGTAATTCCTAATCCATATTTAGTTTCTTCGTTGCCTGATATTTTACCTTTCTCTATGGCTAAATCTGCACTTGCTTTAATTAAAGCATAACTCCATGCTTCTGCCCATTCGTCAACTAATTCTAAGTTAGGATCTTGATAATTCGTGTCGTGTTTTACTAACCAGTATGCAAAGTTAATTATACCTATGCCTAAAGGTCGTCTCTTCATTGTGCTAAGTTCAGCGGCTAATACTGGATACTCTTGATAATCCAATAGTTCATCTAATCCTCTAACTGCTAGATCACATACATTATTCATTTCAGACAGGTCCTTTAGTATGCCCCAATTTACAGCACTCAATGTACACAAACTTATTTCTCCTGTAGGATCGTTTATATCGGTTAATGGCTTGGTTGGTAGATTGATTTCACAACAAAGATTACTTTGTTTAATCGGTGCTACATCTTCTATAAAAGAACCATGTGTATTAGCATGATCAACATTCATTAAATATATTCTACCTGTATCCTTTCTTTCTGTTACAAACGAAGAAAATAATTCTATAGCAGGAATACTTTTCTTTCTAATACTTGTCATACGTTCTGCTTTTTCGTATAACTCTTGAAACTTGTCTTGATTATTAAAGAATGTATCATATAATTCAGGTACTTCATGAGGTGAAAACAATGTTATATTACCACCAGTAATTAATCTTTCGTACATTAGTTTATTAAACTGTATGCCATAGTCCATATGACGCACTCTGTTGTCCTCTGTACCCTTATTGTTCTTTAATACTAATAAGTCCTCAACTTCTAAATGCCAAATAGGATAGTATAGTGTTGCCGCTCCGCCCCTTACTCCACCTTGACTGCAACTCTTAACTGCTGATTGGAACATTTTATAGAAGGGAATAACTCCTGTATGCGTTGCATCACCGTTTCTAATCGCTGAGCCCACTGCTCTAATACTTCCTGCACCTATACCAATGCCTGCTTTTTGACTTACATACTTTACAATAGCACTAGAGGTTGCGTTAATGCTATCCAAACTGTCATCAGTCTCAATAAGCACACAACTACTAAATTGTCTCTGTGGTGTACGCACACCTGCCATAACTGGCGTAGGCAAGGAAATTTTAAATGTGCTAATAGCATCGTAGTATGATTTAACATAACTCATTCTAGTTTCTGCTGGATACTTGCTGAACAATGTAGCCGCAATCATCATATATGCTACTTGTGGTGTTTCAAATATTTCGCCACTTGCCCTGTTCTGTACTAGATACTTACCACGGAATTGTTCCATTGCCGCATAAGTTAAAACTTCATCTCTATCGTGTCTGATATAAGTTTGTAGTGTATTAATTTCTTCTTTGGTATACAGTTCTATAAACTCTGGATCATAGAAGCCTGAATCTATATTGTCTTGTATTATATCACAGAGGCAAGGAGGCTCAAATGTATTGTATACTTGCTTACGCAAATGATAGTTAATAAGTCTACCTGCTACATATTGATAATTTGGTGTTTCTTCTGAAATTAAATCTGCGGCACTTTTAATAAGTGTCTCTTGAATATCTTCTGTTGCTATAGATTCAAAGAACTGAATCTTACTATTGATCTCTACTTCTGATGCACTTACACCAGATATATCTTCACAGGCATACATAACAACTTTATGCAACTTATCAATATCTAATGGTTCAAGTGTGCCGTCTCTCTTTTTTACCTGCATGTGTGTCCTTGGTCTGTTCTTTATAAGATATATTTATTTCTATCTTATTGTAATATAAAACTATATAAATGTCAATACGTTTCTATGCTAATTCAAATTGATTATGAATTTGGAATATAGTTGCATTCTCTTGCACATATTTCCAAGAAACTATTTCTCCAGGTGTAAAATTATATACTGCTTCTCTATCATATATAACCAGTCCTGATGTCCCTGTTATGTTATTACTTATCACTGGTAACTGTATTGTATCTTTAGATATGAAACCTTTATTTATGAGTGTAGATAATAAAACTAATGTTATTCCACTTTGACATAAATACCCTTCGTTGACTATCTCAAACGGATTAGGCCAACTACTGGGAGTATAATAGTCTAAATATCTTGATAAGGGTTCTATTGTAGAAAAATCTTGTAATACTTCTACTATGTTGCTGTGAGTCTTTTGTCTAACGTTACGCCATATATTTAATCGTTCTGATCCAGATAAATTTTTATGAAACATTAGTCAATTAAGAGCTCCAACGCCTTTGGATCCAATTCATTGTTAGATCTTTATTAGTTGTGTTTTGTGCTGTAAGTGTAATAAGATTTGTAACCGAGTTAAATGTTGCTCCAAAGGAAACATTACCTGACAAAGTATCACTTACATCACTTGCAATATCCTGTATAACAACATCTGAATTACCAGTAACACTATTTTCAAATGCATTTAGATATATTGTTCCTGTTCGTCTATAGTTACCATCTGATGTTCCATCATACTTTACACTATATTCTAAAACATGTGTATCATATGTTGCTGTACTAATTGGAAGTTCTGAACTTGCTATAACATTACCATTACTAATCGTTGCAGTATTTGTAACATCAAATGTTGTTGTTTTTAATCCTGCTGAAGAACCTATTGATGTTAGTATTTCTATATTTAACTTTGTGGTAAGTAAACCTTTTATATCAAAACCTGTCTTAGCAAAATACATATTATTAATAATGTATGCAAAATTCTCTGCTTCTTCGTTACTTGTAAATGTCATTTCTGAGAACTCATTATCTATATCTACTGGAAAAGATTCTAAATCATGAGAACCAAGGAATGTATTACTAGCATATATTTGGTTAGTTGCTACTGACTCGAATAAATTTATTTCTGTCGACTTTAATGTACCATCTAGCCATTTTTCTAATTTTGCCTTTACTGTAGTGTCTCTATCATATAATTTACTACCATAAACATAATCACTATCTAGAAGTTGAAGTTTGCCTAATGTATCTGCAGAATCATTATGTAACCTGAAGTTAAACGGCGTTGATGATTTAGATGCTTTACTACTAAAGTAAATTCTATTAGTATTATCTGGTACTAATTGTAAACTTTCCCATGCATCTGCATCTGATAAATTATTTACTATTGCTGTTGCTTCATTTAAATTTGTTGCACTACTAATATCTGTACTTCTTACACGAGTAACACTTCCTGAAGTAGCACTACCAAATACGACATTTGCTGTACCTGTTACATTTGATGAACCTGCACCAGCCGCCGCCATAAAGAACGTATTATCTGTTGCTGTGCCTAAGAGAGTAGCATTACCATTAGCAACTTGTCCTGTATCAGTACTTGCAAGTTCAAATTGTCCACCTACTGGAACTCCATGATTAGCACTGAATATTTGTACATTAGCACCTGTATTATCTGTGCCATAATTTATGTAATCTAAATTATTTTCAACTTCTGAACTTACATTATCTTCCGTTATAGTAAACGTACTAGTAGTTAAACTTTGTACTGTATATTTTTTATCAGGATCATTAAATTGTCCTGCACCTGTACCTATAAATCTTACAGTATCATTTATTGATAACCCTTCCACATTACCTGTAATAGTTGTTGAAGTGCCTGCCGAAACTGCCGCTGTACATGTCCTTGCTGTTTGCCATGTATTCCCTGATGGTAGTGTAAATGTAAGTGCTGTTGTATTACTTGTTGCTAATGGTACCGCTTTGTTATTAACCCAACTATTTGTTAAATTTTCACAGTATACATAGTTATAATAACTACTAGCATTATATGTAGTACCACTATTATCTACAGTAACTACAACTGTAGACGCACCTACTGGTGTAAATGCAATACTATTCTCAATATCTGATGCATTACTTGATCTTAAATTTCCTAATCCTGAAACTGTTACATCTGCTGTACTATCAGCGACTATAGAAATATGCTTGTATTCTAATCCTATATGTCCAACACCTGTTGTAGGTGAAACTCTAATAAATTTTTCATTAATTTTTCTGTAGTCAGGAATAGAATACTGATCATAAAAGTTTAATGCCGTGCTATAATAACTAATCTGTGTATTAGAAGAACTAAATCCATCTAATGCTTGTATGACTGCACTATTACCATAGTATGTAACTGCAACTTCATCTGTAGATGCTAATAAGTTTCTAAAGGATATAGTATGCGTGTTTGCTAATGCAGTATTAGATGAGAAGATATAATCTTGACTAACTAAATTTGCAATATTATTATCATCTGAACCGCCTAATATAGTTCCGTTTTTAGAAACAGTAATAGTATTGGCTGTAAAAGCCAAATTTGTTTCTAAATTAATAAAGTTACCATCTGCGACTGTACTTCTGAATGTTGTTCTTGAATCACTACCTGAATTAGGTAATGAATATGTTTTACTTGTACTAGGAGTATAACTAAGGGTTTTCTCTGTACCACTAAAACTCCCTGATGGGTATCTTATATGTGGGACTGTAAAGGATATGATTTGATTATTTGCAATACTTTTAATAGAATCCTGAGCACCTGTTGTATTTTCTAGTGATAGAATCTTATTATATGCACCTGCTTGTATTTCGGTATCAGCACCAATATAAAGTTGCTTACTATCAGTTGCTAAGCCTAGTTCCCCAGGTCGCAATGGATTGGGAAGGTCTTGTTTCAGCCCTCGTCTGTTTTGTATTCTTGAAACAATTACATTATTGTTTGATGTTGCCATACTAAAAGTCTCCTAACTAGTAGTATTTATCATCTATTGGTATTACTTGGCGTAATAGTCTGCTAGTCGATTAGCCCACTTATCACAGTATTCTTCAAATTCATCGCCTTCTATAACAAAGTCAGCATATTTGCCTTCTCTATCTATCATAAGAATTGCAACTTTTTTAATATTACTACCAAACATTTCATTATGTGCTAATGCATACGCACAACCTTGCATAAAGTAATCTTCTATCCATTTACGAGGTTTTATTTTCTTGGATGTTTTAAAATCTATGATTGCTTCTTCTCCTTCCCACATACCGATACCATCTGCTGTTCCGGCATACAATCCTTGTGCTATTAATCCTACTTCAACTCCATATATTTCGTCTACTTTACTAAGACCTTTATCTATCATTTCGTCAACCATATTTTTTGCCATTACACTTATATGATTGTTTCCTTTTATCTCGTATTCTTCAAGTAGAATATATTTTTCTAATGCATTATGAACTTTAGTACCAAGTCCTGCAGACTCTGTACTTATGCGAGTTGCTTCTGCATCACCTACACGTTTGCGCCAGGCTATTAAGGCTGTTTTATCTCCTGTGTCTCCTAAAATCGTCGTAACACTTGGAACAGGATTTTCATCCTCACCTACATATCTTCTGCCTTGTTTTGTTTGTATTCTTTTGAGTTTGGGATACTCGTATTTGTTTTTAAGCATATATCTTTTACTTTATTAAGTAAAGATATTTACCAGGATAAATTCCAAACTATAGTATTATTGGAATCTGTATTTGTAGTAATATTCACACCGTAACCTAGGTTTACAAAATGTGTTTTTACTGTATTGATTTGATCTAATTTTGTAGGATCTGTAGTTATACTATTCCATACATTATAGTAAACATTGCTTGTAGTCATTGTTGTGTTTGAGGATACATTTGCATATAAAACACCAGCATCTATATTAGCAAATACTTTACTTTCTAGACTTGTAATTTCACCGTGTACAGTAATATTATTTCTAGTGTCTTTTCTTGCCTGAGTAGCATTTACAAATATGTTAGCCATTATAACTCCGATTTAATATCGCTCATTGCCTGGTTGCCGGCTAGATCACCAACATCAACAGTTGGTTTGTCGATATTTTTATCACCTAATTCAGTATTAGGTATAATTTCTACTTTATTAACTGATGATGCGAAACCGCTTTGGTCAACTGCTTGAATTATTTCTTCTACACTTGCAGGGTAGCCTTGTTTCGCCAAAACCTCTCCGAACTTTTCCATAGAAATCTTTTTTATATCTTTTGTCATTGCTATAGCCATAAGATCGCTTACTGCTGATATCAATTTATCGTCATAAGACTCTTGTAAAATTTCATGTAACCGCATTTATTACTCTATAGGTGCTCTACCCAGTGGCTCTTCTGCTGGCCCTGACGCCGCTGGTACATTATCGTCAACTGCTAAATCATCTATACTTGGTTCTTCTGGTGCTAAGTCTGTTGGCATAGCATCTGCACTTGGGTCTGTTAAATCACCCATTCCGCCCATGCTACCTTCGCCTGTAAGTCCACCAACAACTCCGTCTATACTACTTTTACTTGCTTTAGTAGTTTCTAAATGGCTTGATAGTATTCCTTCCATACTGTCTTTAAATTGCGCCGCCTGTTGAGCACCCATTTCGGAACTCATTTGGTCTGCAATTGCTGGAATATCTTCGTTAACCATTCTACCAATCTTTTCTATTTGATCTTGAATGTCGTCTGCTAGAGCTCTGACTGCCATAACAACTTCTGCTTCTTCAACTTTAACTTCTTCAGATAACATATCTGCTATTATATCGTCAAACATATTCATATTATTTTCCTCTACAGACTCTGCTGTTTTGTTCATTGCATCTTTAACTTCTTCCGGTTTCATATCAAGTTCTCTTGCAATTTCATCAACACTTTTACCATCTTTTTGTAATTTATACATATATTGAATGCTGTCTGTTAGTTTACGTTCTGCAATTTTCCTACCAAACATTTGAATACCTTGTGGTAAAGCATCTTCTTCTAGGCCGTTTAGGAAGCCTACAACTGAATCTCTACTTTTACCTGATACTTCTGCAAACATATCTAGTTTTTCTTGTATTGCATCATAACTTGCTAAATCTTCTACAGCAATACCCATTTCTTCGGATAGTCCTCTTAGTACAGAGTCAGTTAGTTTATCACCAACTACGCCACCTACAACTGCTCCACCAATTTTACCTAGTGTTCCGCCTATAGCCGCACCTACTGGTCCACCTATTGCTCCGCCTAATGCTGATGCACCATAGGCGCCTGCCGCCGCTCCGCCTAATGTACCCATGTCGTTTTCGCCCATGTATTCTTTTACTAGTTTAATAACAATAGGTTTAACGTGATCATCATCGTAACAATAATTAGGGTTCTTTCTGAATTCGTTCATTACCTGTGCTACAGTTTCTTCATTTGTACATCCACTGTCCATTAAAGTTACAACACTAGCATAAAGTTCCTGTTTCATTCCTTCGTATGCTGATGATTCTGCATATTGTCCTTCAGAAAGCATTGTTTCTACAATGTCTTTCACACCCAAAAACTTTGCGTATTCAGGTTCTAACTGAAATTGTTTTGTTGTATCTTTTAATTTGATAATAGCCATTTCAGACATTTCTTTAATTGTTTCCAATTTTGCTTTCTTTGGAAAGCCTGCTGAAATCTGCATACCAAATTCTTCTTTCAGCACATCATTAATTTTACTAATCTTTGTTGTACCCTGTAAATTAAAATCTTTTATTTGCATGATAATATCCTAAACTATATTTGTTATATAGTCTTATTTATCATTTGTTAGAATTTTTTTTAGAAATGTCGTATGTATTCTTTGGCAGTATTCATCATTTGAATTGCATCTTGTAATCTACATCCTGCTGAAAATACCTTTGTTTTGTCTTTACTTGTTCTTATAGTATGCTTATAAAATGTTATATCGTTATAATACTTGTAGTATCTGTCTATATGATTTTGATAATTAAGTACTGATTGTTTTTCTTTACTTTCGTTCATTGATTTGTTTACTTCATTAGCAATTTTTGAAAAGGGTATATTGTAAATTATCACTTCTTTAGTAATGTAATTTATAATATTAAATCCTGGATTACTTTTTGCAACAATGAAAACTCCTCGTTTAGCAATATTACTAGCCATCTTGTCTAATTTTTTTGCAATATGAGGTTTATTATATTTTTTGTTTTTGTATATATGTTTTGTAGCCAATTTTATCACCTTTTCTAACTTTATTTAGTACATCTCTTTTATAGAGTTCTTCTGCTAGATGCAATTCTCTTTCACTTAATGTATTTACATCTACAAACCTTTCCATATCACATTTATTGAATAATACTGTCTCAGGATTGTTGATGAAACTTAAAAAATTGTGTTTGCCTTTTACTGCTCTCATGACTTTTTCTTTGAACTAGTTTTCTTCTTCTTTACTTTAGTTTTAGAATAGATGCTAGGATTAGGTCGCTTAATCATACTACCCATAGGTATGGCAACTGAGGCTATAGCACCCGCAGTAGTTTCATTTATAACATCTCTAATAAGCATACTATTATTTATCTAGATCTAAATTTAAAATATATTTTTCAGCAAGTGCCTTATGATTGTTTGGCCCAGGGTGTAATAGGTCTCTACCTAAATCTTTATGATCTTGAAATATATCATCAAATTTATTTAAAACAACTAAAGGTATATTTTTTTCATCTGCTATTGTTTTTATCATAGCAACTGCGGCAAATTCATTATAAAATGTATTTTCTCTTTTCCACATCCAGTTTAAAAAGATGTCTTTTACTGTAACGTTGTTTCGTACAAAATCTTTATGTAATGGCCTTGGTAATTGTTTATCCCAGTAGTCGTCATTCTTCCAAACCATACCATTAAGATGTGCAATTTCTAATGGAGCAGAATTATCAGCATCTGGTCCTTTTAATTTAGTTTCCATAAAGATACTTTTTCTACCAGGAGGTGGCATGTATACACATATTGCTTTAATATTTGGACATAAATTATCTAAAAACAACCTACAATATAATGCTATCGTATCTAATCCCCTACCCGGCATTCCTAAGTTCCAATTTTCTAAACCAAAATGATCAGCAACGATCTGAGTCCAGGTATCTTCTCTTCTCACACCTATACCAAATGTTAAACTACATCCTAAGAATAATATGCCTGGATTATCAGTAAAATTCTTAGATCTAAATCCAAACTCATTTAAATCATAATGTACTGGTGTTGGTTTCCCATTGTTGTCTGCCCAG